CATCAATGTCTACTTTATCAATAGACGATTTTTTAGTCAACTGCTGATCCATAACTATTCCTTTGTGTGTAAAGAGAGTTATATTATAACAGTGAACGTAAGGATTGTCAAACTTTAATCAAAGCTAAATGCTAGTTTTCCACCGATTCTAGATGAGTAGTAATTTTTACCGCCATCCATTTTGATAGTACCTTCGAAGTTTGGAGGATATACTGCTCTGAAGCCGTTTAAGACTGCATCTTCGCCCTTCTTGGTCATTGTGGTATAAACCTGTATAATGCTAGATTGATTAAGCAGTGCTAATGCACCACGAGTAAACTCTGGATTTTTATTAACTTCTTTCGCTACTGTTTTAGCCACTGCGGCCATGATAGCATATCCAGTGTTAAACCCTTTAACTTCATTGTTAACTTTAAACGCACTCATGATATCCAGTGCCGATTGACTTACGTCATTAAAATCTGTTTTGCCTGTCTTGATGTATTGATTGACTTCTGCTAAAAGTTTTTCATCTACTCCAGGAACACCTAACATCTTACCTAACTTGATAGGTCCTTCTAGTGCGGTGTTTTCTGCTACCACTTTGACTACTTCAGTGGTAAACTTGGCTGTTTCTAGTATCTCAGTGTTGCCTTCTTTTTCTGCTTTGAGATAGGCATCATGTAGATTCTTTGCTGATGCTTTAGCACCTTTGCCACCTTTACTTGATATTCCGATCTCTTGTCCATTGGGTGCTATAAGGAAACTATCACACAGTGCGGCATTCATGGCCATTGGCCACATAACTTTACAGGCATCCCAATCTGCACCTTCTGCCAATACCTGTCTCGCATCTTCTGCTTGTCCTTTGATCACTCCGCCCATCATACCTAATGGTTGCATGATCTCTCCAAAATAGTCACGTATGGCTTCCATTTGATTGGCCATACCTGGAAACACAGTCACTGGTTCACCAGATGCTAGTCCAGTAAGAACTTTAGAAAACGTGGGTCTTGCTTCTTCAGGAGAATTTTTTAGCACGGTGTTGATGACCTGCTGTGAACTCATGAATACATTTTCTGTTTTAATCAAATTCTGAGGATCGTATCCGACCTGTAGTTTAACTGCACCTTTGGTAGCTAGATTCCACCCAGGTGGTATATCTTTGTTTGACCAAACACCCATCATGTTATGTTTTGTTTGTTTGAGGTATCTACCCCATAACATAACTCCGCCTTCTCTGTTGTCTAATACAGCAACAGCAAAAGCCAATGCGGCCGATGTAGGACTGTTAGTCCAAGTAATTTTGCCATGCATGTCAGTTTCATATTTGGCTATGGCTTCGTCTCTCTGTTCAGGTGTTTCGAATTGAGATATGTCAGGATCGGGATAGAAGTCTATCCTAATAAAACTGGCTTCACGACCATCTTTATTAACAAAGTTATCACCTTGTAATCTACCAAAGAGACCTTTGGCTTCGGCTATATATTCGTTTGCTCTCATGAATGTATTTATCTAGATTCGTTGATGTAGTTGACCCAGTCGCCCAAGAGATCAGAACTTGAATTAGTTTTGCGACCTCCTACATTAAATGCGAATTCCACTGTGGGATCATTTTTGAAATGTTCTAATTCAGGAATATTGTCTAATGTTCTATCGCCACCATTGGCAAATATTACCAAACTATTTGGATACATCAATTGAACATTTTTGATTGCTTCGATACTAGAATCATCACTGTCATCGTACAACACACAATGGTCTACCATCTTAAGATTAGAGATAATAGATTTGCGTTCATTTATAGACATAAACGCACGACCTTTTTTCCTTTCGAGCCAAGCATCAGTATTGATACCGATGACCAACATCGTGCCTAATTCACGAGCTTCATTGAAATATTCTATGTGTCCACTATGTAATGGATCAAAGCCACCAGTACATAAAACTACCTTGTTCATTTTGTAAATGGTATTTTTGGGGGTCTCATAAGTCCTACTCTCTGAGGTTTAGGAGTTTCCTTCTTAACTTGAACGTTTTGTAGAGCTTTTTTCTCGCCTTTGCTTTCTACTTGAACATTACGCACGCCGTGTTCTGAGTGTTCAGCACCTTCAGGTATCTCTGTCCAATCACTGACATAATCGATAAAGTAGTTTTCTCTATCCAACCATGGCATCACTATTTCTTCTTGTTTCAGATGCCCATTTCTGTTTATACTGCCTTCTACACTCGGATGCAGTAATCCAGCATCAATCAAATCCAACCAGGAAGTTTTAGCTGGGTCCATTGGAGCAGTTTCTGTTTTGTATACTGCCATGTGTATCCATGGGTCTTGCCAGCGTTTTAATAGATAAGCATCGCGACAATCAAATCCGTTAACTGCTAACATGTATATAAGACTAGTTGGGGTATGATTGTAATAACAATGACTGTATGTTCTACTGTAGTATTGATTATGTGCTACCCCATTTGTCTGTGGAACGCTTAATAACAACATACCATTTACCGACATTAGATCATTCCAATTCTTTAGTGTTTCCAATGGATTATGGCTGTACTGTAGACTATCATGACTCCACATAACATCTACTTTAATTGGTACGATCTTAGCATCATTAAAATCTCGTTCTATCCTTTTAATATTAGAATGTTCTGGGACTTTGGCTAACTTCGCAGGATCTTTGTCCACAGCAAAACAAGTATAGTTGTGCGGCCTAGGTGGATCGTCTCTGGTTGTCAGCGTCGCCCACCATTCAATGTCCTCTCCAGTTCCACAGCCCATGTCACAGACCGTTGATACTGAATCTAAAAATGAATCATATTCTCTTATAGCATTTAATACCGAAAGCGAGTGTCTACTAGTCAATTGATGCATCCTCCATACCTGCTGTACGCAGTCTTGTTATATGTCCTAGCATAAAGTTTTTACTTTCAAGTCCTTTCATTATGCCAAGCCATTTATTGCGTAGCAGTGCTACTTCATTCACAATAGTTTCAAAGTCAATAACCTCGTCTTCACCGTCGACATATTTCTCAGCATCTCTTGATGTTAACGCACGTTGATAACCTTCGAGATATTTTTGAAAGTGTTTTCGTCTTATCTTACGTAATTGTATGTTGAGATAGTTAAGCACTGCTTCAATTTCCTGTAGTTGATTGAATCTTCGTTCTGTCAATCCAGGAAGACTAGCCAAGCTCTTTTCTATGTTTCCATATACTCCGATTTCTCTTTTGGCCACATCTAATTCGTTTTCATAGTGTGCTATGAAATCAGGAATTGAATTGAGGCTTGCTACTATTCGACTATACCACATCTACTAATAATCCTCGTCTTCTTCATCACTATAGTCTTCGATCTCATCTTCTCCGAGATATTCAACTACAGCGTGTTTAAGATAAGAATCAGTTCCGCCAAATGATTTTAACTCATGTTCAGTAATACTATGATCGGCAACTACAGATATCAAATGATCTGCCGCGGCCTGGCGATCTTTTGGTTGTATATATTCTTTTAGCGTTAGCCATGTTTCACTTAAAACATCAATTTCTATAGCCATTTATTCTATTCCTCAGATATTTCATGAACATCACCGTGTCCATCAACTGTTAGTTTAGTTTTTGCCATAACTTCTGCGGCATCATCTACAGCACTTGGTAATGAATCAGGTTCTTCTACAGTACTTAGTCTGGTTCCTTGATTTGCGTATGCCACCATTAATTTATCTAAACAACCTTCCTCATTTGATTCCCATGCCTTACGGAACATTTTGATTGCGTCCTTGTCATCTGCTTTACCAAAGCGTAGTCTGTTGCCATCCTTTTCTAATAAACCAGCTTTTTCTGCCAAATCAACCAATCCCGAATATGGATTCATACCTGTTTCATAAGGAATCTTAACCTGAACCGATTCAAAAGGTTTAGCATAACGAGTTTTCATGACCTTACATCCTGCACGAATACCACGCACTTCTGAAATTTTATTACCGTCTTCATCTTCTTTAAGTTTGAGTTTCTTCATAGCAACCACAATTGAACTTGCGTAGATAAATCCTTGACCACCTGATATCTTATCATCTGGATCAAACATATCTTGAGATGCGTATGTGTGGTTAGTTGCTACCAACCCTACATTATGGCTACCAAACATGTTAACACAGTTTCTAACCAGTGCTGTCAGTGCTTTAGGCTTACGACCCATATCACCTTTCATATCACCTTTGTTAAACTGGTCTACGTCTGTAGGTGTTAGCAACATACCTAGTGAGTCAACTACAAACAATACCTTAGGACGATCTGCTTCATCCATTGCTTTGTAGTCTGCCATAAACGTACTAATGGTCTTAGCAACGTCATCAATCATTGACATATTAAGTTTTAGTAGTT